CAGGTATTATTTATAATTGCGAATACGATAGTGAAGAAGATTATGTAATGGCTATGCAAGAACAATCAAGATTAAATACTTTAAAAGCAGTTTTACGAAATTATAAAGAAATAATAGGAGTATTAGATGACAAAACTAATTAAAAATTGGGAAGAGTTATCAAAAGTTCCAGCAAATGATAAATATAAAATTATAGTAAATGATTATTGTGGTTGGATAGTTCCTATTTGTGATGAACCAGATAAGAAAAATGACTTTGTTTGCAATTGTAGAAAGAACATGACAACTATTGAGTACTTTAAAGAACACGTGTATTTGTCAACACACACATTTTATGGTAAAAACTACGAATTTTCTACAAAACAATTACAAGAACATGGCTTTGATATAGAAATAGATAATTGGGATAAAGAAATAATAGGAGATGATAAATAATGTTTACTGTACTTTGCTGGAAAGAAATTATAAAAAAAATAAGGATAGTTAGAAAAACATATCCAACATATTATAGATTAAAAGAAGACAAAATAGAAACAACGCTTTGCTGCATAGTTGTTGTTGTAGCTACACCACTATTTTTATTGATTGATTTATTCGTGTTGCCATTTGAATTGATATATTTGATAACTTATAAAATTTTATGGGGAAGTAAAGAATGAAATTAGAAGTTGGAATGTATGTTAGGACTAAATGTGGTATTGCCAAAATAACAGATATAATATGTGGACAAGATGTAAAATTTGACAATGATAATATTTTTGAAAATAATGATGATAAAACACATCATATGTATGATGGGGTATCAAAAAATGATTATTTTTTTCAACATGAAATAGTAGGAGAGCCTAGTTTCAATATCACTGATTTAATTGAAGTCGGAGATGTAATTATTGATAAAGAAGGGCATAAATACCCAATAAATTATGAATTTGAAACTGATTACAATAGTGAATATAAAAGTTATGAAATAACCATTGATGACCATATAACATTATTTTTAAAAGATGGTTTATCAATAATAACAAAAGAACAATTTGAACAGATGAGTTACAAGGTAGGTGAGAAAGATAATAACAAAAGATGAAGAAATTTATAGTTGGAAAGAAATACATAAAATACTAGGAAAAATAAATAATGATATAGAACTGTTTAGGAACAAGTATCATATGGATCCAAATTTGATCATTATATCTGAAAGCTTAGAGTATATATTAAAATCACAATTTGATTTGATGAGCCATAATGAAATGATAATACTAAATGATAAACCTTTAAAAATAAATAGAGTGTTTAGTTTAAGTTGTTTAACAAGTGCAGCATTAAGCAATTTAAATTTTGAAATAAGATAAGGTGAAAATAATGAATAAGAGAAGCTTATATGAAGTAAGAAGAGAACTTATAAAATATTATGATAATTTAAGAGAAATAAATAGGTTAATGGTTTCAGAACCATCAGAGACATTAGTAAATAACAAGAAAAAAATCAAAAATAAAATAAACGAACTAGAAGAAGAATATAAAAAAATTAAAGAAAATAATAACACTCAAAAATATAAAAAACTATTTGAATGAAAAAATTTAACAATAAGTCTTATAAAACAATAAAAAAACAAATGTAATGGTGTCGCAATATAATATTAAGATTATCTTGTTAGAAAAGGTAGGTGTAAATGAAGGATAAAAGATTAGAACAATTAGATGAATTTATTTATGATTTAAGATTTAATGAAAAGCATAAAAAGACAATCGTGACATACAAGAATCAACTAATTAAATTTATTGATTGGTTAGGGGAGAAAGAAATAAATAAAGAGATATTATTAGATTATAAAGATTATTTGGAAACATTATTAAATTCAAAATATAAGATAACATCACTGAATTTAAATATCGTGGTTGTAAATAAATTCGTTCGTTTTATAGGTATAGAAAATTGTAAAATAAAGAAATTTAAGACCCAGATGCAAACTTCTGTGATAGATCAAATATATGAACAGGAACATAAGAGAATTCTTAAATGGGCAAAGAAACTGAATAAAGAAAATATGTATTTGATTATTAAGATATTTGCATTATGCGGAATAAGGGTTATAGAACTAAAAGACTTTACTGTTGAAAATGTTAAGAAAGGTTACTTCAAAACATACAACAAAGGAAAAGTAAGAGATATACTTATTAGAAAAGATTTAAGAACTGAAATACTACATTATTGTAAATCAAAAAAAATAGAAACTGGATTGATCTTTCATCAAAAAAATAACAAAGATAAATTAATAGATCCATCCACGATATGGAGAAACTGTAAAAAAATTGCAGGAGCAGCAAGAGTAAATAAAAGCAAGATTCATCCACATGCTTGGAGACATTTATATGCAATTGAATTACACAGAATAGGTACACCTTTAACAGAAATATCTGATATGTTAGGACATCAAAGTGTTGAAACTACTAGAATATATTTAAGGACTTCATTAGAAACAAAAAAAAGTTTATTGGAAAAAATGTATAAGAAGGAGGTATAAATGGAAGAATTAAATATAAGAGAAGCAAAAAACAGGAGGAAGAAATTATATAATGATTTGG